CTGCGATCGCCTGCGGCTCCAGTACGTCCTCCAGCGGTTTGCCAGCGGTCTGGAAGCGATGCGCGAGGAAGGCATCCAGGTTGGTGCCCAGTGGGTTGAGGGTGAGCAGCTCGCAACGCTGGACAACCTCACGCACCTCCGGCGTGCGCTCGTCGAGGCGCGCACCGAGCTCGGTTTGCCCGATCAGGACGATGGAGAGCAGCTTGTCGAAGCCGCCATCTCCCTCAAGTTCGAAGAACCGCTTCAGGTGCTTGAGGGTCGGTACCGGGAGGCTGTGCGCCTCCTCGATGATGAGCAGGTGCTTATTGCCCATTTTGGCGCTCTCGCGCAGGGCGCGATGCACCTGGCGGAACCGGGCCTCACTGGACCGGGCCGGTTTGGCGCTGGGGCTGATCTCTTCGAGGATCGCCTCGCAGATATGGGCAGACTTGAGCGTCTTGCCCTTGATGTCGTTGTCTTCCATGGCCAACACGTAGGGCTCGATGATGATGATCGAAAGCCGATCGCGAGTGATGCGTGCCCGCAGATCCTTGCGGATGGTGGACTTGCCCGAACCGGACTCGCCCACCACTGCTGCGAATAATTGCCCATTCTTGGCGCCCTGGTAGAGCGACTCGCGCACATAGCGGATATCAGGCGAAAGGAACAGCTCCTCGCTGTTGGCCGGATCCGCGAAGGGGTCACGGAACAGCCCGAAAGCGCGGCGCGCTTCTGGAGACAATTTCTGGCAGCGTAGTAGCATGGGTTCGAACTCCTCGTTGTTGATAGCGTCTTCGGCGGGTTGTTCCGGCTCAGGGGAGTTACAGCTCCCCTGGGCCTCTTCTTTCACGTCAGCGAACGGATCGTTGGCGACGACCGCCCCGCAGCGGGCCAGCCAGTCGCGGATCCGAGCCTTGAGCTCGTCCTGGTCTGCGCGCCGCGGCCACATCCCGTGGTTGATCAATTGCGCAATGGTCGGGCCGGAGTAGTTCAGCTCGCGGCCTAGTTCCGCCTGGGTCAGTTCGTTGAACGCCAGGATCTTTTTGAGCATCAGCATCAGGCACCTCCTGCCAGAGTGAGCTTGGGTCGTTGGGTGAAGGCGGCGCGCAGCGCCGCCAGGACGTCAGGCAATGCCTCTTCCTGCACGCCTTCGGGGTAGTGCTGGCTGAGCCAGGCGTAGTGATCGCTGGTCCAGTTGGGGAGATCGGTCTGCAGGCGCTTGGCGGCTGCGAACACGGTGAGCGGCGGCACCTCCAAGCTCGGCACCGCGAGGTCGTGCTGGGTACCGCGGCGCGGCAGGAAGGCCGGCAGGTCGGCGTCTTCGATGTGCTTGTACGGCTGCAGCTGGCCGCCGAAGGGAACGGCGCCGGCCTTGCGGGCTGCCAGCGTTGCTTCCTCGCTTTCGGTACCCATTGCCAGCTCCGCGGCCTCTTTGCGGGCTTGCTGGGCCGGAGTGTCCGCGTGGCGTTTGAAGGTCTGCCCGATCACTGGGGCGGTAACGTCGAAGCCGAACTCGTTGCGCTCCACCAGCGGCACCACGTAATAGACCTCGTGCCCGAGCGCGTCGGTACCGACCACCTGCGCCGCGTCATCGCGCCAAGGGTTACGGGTAACCATGACCCGTTCGCCAACCATTACGCCCGGCACAACAGAGACGTCGTACTCGGCCCCCTGGAACGACACACGCAGCTTGCTGTTGACCTTGCGGCTCTCTGGCTCAGCGACAGCCAGCTGGCGGCAGACCTCGACGCTCGGCACCTTGATCAGCTGCTCCTGGCGAATCGTCATCCACATGGCCGTGCGGGTCTGGCCGTGCCGGCTGTGTCGCGCGGTGGCGTTGAAGTGAGCCCGCCACTTGGCGGCAAGAGCATTCAGCTCGTCCAGGTCGGCCACCGGTTGGAAGCGCAAACCAGCCTCGAACTTGCGCTCGATGATGTTCCGCGCGTTTTCCACCTGGCCTGTCACACGTGCCGCGCCGGGCGCGTGAACGATGAGCTGCACGCCCAGCGCTCGACACAGATTGCGGAACATCGCGCCGGTGTTGGCCGAGCCTGGGTCGCACATCACACCAAATGGCCGGCCATGCAACATGTCCGCACCGCCGCGCTCCTGCATCGCGTTGATGAAGACGTTGCACAGGTTCTCGCCGCTTTCCGCCCCCATCACGTACTCGACGTACGTCCAGCCGCTGGTGTGGTCGGTGATCTCGTAGGACCAAACACGTTCCGCCGCGATGCGCGCCAGGTTCTTCGGTTTGTTCTTGTAGAACTGCGCCTGGTCCATCACCCGCAGGCCGTTCTCGCGAGCGTCCTTGCCGGGCTTGAGGTAGTACAGAACGCAGATCGAGGCGTCGATCTGCCAGATGTGGTTCGGGTGCAGGCTGGCCAGCTCGGTCACCGGCGCAGGCGCCAGCAACTGGTCGGGATGCAGGCGGTAGCCATGCAGCGCACGGCCGATGGCACTGAGCGACATGGGGCGCAGCTCGCCGGTCTGTTTGTCCAGCGATTCGGCGCGGATCATGCCACTGGCACGCAGTGCCTCGACGGCATCGCCGAGCGAGTACAGACGCTTTTCGTTGCGGCGTGCGGACTCCATCAGCGCGGCGCTGATGGTCAACGCCTCAGCCCTGGTCAGGTCGCTGGTGCCGGCATCGGAGCGGCGCTTACGAGGAGTGGTGGCCACTTTGACCTCCTCCAGTTTGCGGTAGATGGTTGCCAGAGAAAGGCCGAGCTCTTGCGCCGCTGCCCTACACAGCGCCGTGCGGCATCCCTTGCCCTCGCGCTCAAGGGCGCGGGCGAGGTCAACCAGGCGTTGGGTGATTACGGCGCTCATGGTCAGGCTTCCTGCTCTTCCGGGGTCATCCAGGAGAAGTCCTCACCACCCGTGTCGGGCAGCTGGAACTCGTCGCGCAGGGTGCGCAGCAGCTGCTCCAGATGTGCGACCAGTTGGGCCTGGAAGGCACGGTGATCGGTGCCGGTTTGCGCGGCATGTTCGTCCAGGGCGTTGAAGGCCTCGCGCAGCTTGCCGGTGATGTCGGCTTCGGCCTCGAAGGCGATGCCCACCACGGCCTGCCGCATCTCCTTGGTGACGTCGTCGGGGGACATGGTCTGGATGCGGCGCTTTGCCTTTTCCAGATCCTGCTTCGCCTGGTTGAGCTCGGCACTCTTCGATGCCAGCACGCGGCCTACGTCATCCTTCTCCTCGCGCGCCTCGCGCAGTGCCTTGCGCAGCTCCTTGACGGACATGGTGGCCACGTCGTCGAGGCTCAGCTCGCCGCTCTGCCCGGTGAGTTCCAGCTCCTCGATCTGCTCGTCATCCAGGACGAGCATTTCGAACAGTTTCGACTGACTGCCGATGGCTTTGGTCAGCGCGGAGTTGTTGCCCAGGCTGGCGAATTTTGCCGCCGAGGTCATGAACTTGACGGCGACCTTCCTATCGACGCCAAGCGAATCCAAGCGCTCAATGAAGTTGCCGTGCCCGCATGCAACCTTGAGCACCTGCAGGCCTCGCCCAACCTCCAGGCACGCCTCCACGCTGCGTCGCATATTGGCCGCGATGTCGCGCTGAATAAGGTCCGGGCTGGTGCAATCGGCCGGCAGCTGGTAGCCCAGCTGGGTCGCCACAGCTCGCACGCGGGCTTCCTGTTCCTAATCCAGCCGCGCGACCTGGTTCTGCTGGGCCAGCAGCACGCCCGCGTCCAGCGGCGCATCCTCAACCAGTACCGCGGCCGAGCTGGGCTTGCGGCCGCGCGGGAGCATCTCCGCCAGTTGTTCGTCGCTCTTCTCCTTGCGAGCCATCAGGCAGCCCTCCGCGCAGCGGCGGCGAGGTTGCGCAGCTGGGCGATTGCGGCGTCGCGGTCGCCGTTGTGTTCGGCCAGCAGGTTGCGGAACTCGTTATGGGCACGCATGCGGCCTGCAAAGAAGGCATCGTCCTCGGTGCTGCCAAAGGGATACGGGCTGGTCACCGGGATGTCATCCACGCGGTTGCGCAGTACCGCAGCCATACCTTCCTTGAAGGGGCCGCTATGGGGTTGCTCTGCGGAGAGCAGCTTGTCAGTCAGGGCCTTGTAGTCCATGGGGTGCTCCTTATTGTTCAGCGGCGGGCTCCGGCCAGCACGCGTTGGTTGATCTCGTTGATGCGGTGCTGGGCGTTCGCCATCTCGTTGGCATGCGCCTGGGCGATCTGCAGCAAAGCGATGCCGGGCGCGAAGCGGCCGGTGTCCAGTCGGGTAGCCAGTCCTGCGTCGATCAAGGTGTCGCAGTACCGGGTGATGTTCGCCGGGCTCTCGTTGAGTGCCTTGGCCAGTTCCCCATTGCTCAGCCCGTGCAGCGTGTGCCCCCGCAGAGCGATGAGCACGCGCAGTACTCGCGCAGCGTTGTTGTTGCGCCGATCCGTCATTCGTCGTGGCTCCCGAGGTCGAGTTGAGGTTGCTCGTGCTGCTGCACGTTGCCGTGGTGCCACGCCAGCGACTCGATGCCGGCGCGTAGCGCATCCAGGGTTTCGTGCGCACTGCGTTGCCCGGCGTAGAACGCCATCAGGGCTCCTGTTGCGCTGTGCAGCACCTCCTGCAGGCGCTGCATGTCGGCGGCGTCGGCCGTACGGCCGGTGGGAACGTCCACCAGCAACTTGCCGTGGGCCGCCGCCAGGTAGCGGGTGATCAGTGGCAGCCCGCTGGCATGTTCCAGGGGCAAAACGAGCGAGAGAGGAAGGCGGCCGTCCGCCTGCCACTTGTAGAGGCTCGAGCTGTTGTTCAGCCCCAGGTGATCGAACGAGAGCCGATCCATGCTGCGGTTGTGTCGCTCGTTGGCGAAGGTCACGCAGCCGCGAATCGCCTCGACTGGGGACCGTGGAACCCAGGACTTCCAGTTACGACGGCTCATTGGATGGCCTCCGAAATGGGCTTCCGAACGGCGTCCAAACAAATTCCCGTTTTCACCCTTGGCAAGGGCGTTACCCGTGGGCCAGCCTGTTGCTGGACATTCACTGACATGGGGACTCATCCGATGGACGCCCAAGAGGTTCGCCTTCTACAGATCGAGGGGCAGATGAACGCTCTCGCTCAGGCATGGCTTTTTCTTGCAGCAGAGATGGAGCAGCAAGGGGCGATTGATCCGTGCTCCTTGGAACGCTCGCTGCTGGCTGTGAACTGGCGAGGAGCGCCTCTAGAGCTTCATGGGCAGCGATTGATGCAGCAGCTGGTTGAGCAACTGGCTGACGCTCGCGAACAGCGTCGGCAGAGAAGTCGATACCAAGCAACGGGGCTCGATGCGTGAAGCCGAACGCGTTGCGTGGCTCCTCGGCTGACCTACAGGACTGGCTGATGAGTCCCCCTGCTGCGAGCAGCATGAGGCGGTCAACCAGGGCAGCACCGCCCGGAGTGGCAGCCGTGCGATCAACCTGGGCCCAGTTCGCCAGGCGTGCGTTGCTGAGGTGCCAGGCGACGGCAACTTCACTACCCGGCGCACAGGCAATGAGTATGTCCAGCGCGGCGCGCCAGGCATCCATGGGCGTGGGAATTGCGGAGGTCTGGGACATGGTCTTTCCCTCACGCAACCTGGCGGCTGGATTCGATTTCGGGATCGGCCTTCAGACCTAGGGCAACGGCCGCGTTATGGGCCTGACCGCGCAGCCCCTTGAGCCGTCCACG